TCAAGTACGTGATCATTTGAATCGCAAAAAATACAAAAGTGGTTTTCCCATGAACTTCTATAAATTATTTTGCCTTTGCCAATGTACTTCTCTGGGTTACGTGGATAGTAGACGCCTTGCGAGAATTTAGTACTTCCCCTGCGAGCCATATTAACTCAGCACATTCCGACCGGCATAATAATTAGGTCTGGTGGGGTTTTGCACGCCATACAATGTTGTTGGCGAATTGATAGCGTTTAAGTAGTACGCCATAGATGCGTTTAACGTTATCTCACTTGTTATATCTAACGATTCTAGAATAGAAATAACCCGAGTTCCGGTTTCTTGTGCTATTCGATATAGTGATTGTGTAAAATTTGCAGCGGCGCCTTCATCTTTCATTATTTTCTTAAACACACTTAAAACATGATCGTACTCTGGGCCTGCTGGTGGTAGAGTTCTTTGTTCGCGTTTGATTGCTTGCGACACATTAGAATCGCTAGGACGATTATCATTTAACGTATTTGAATCATTAATAGCCATTGTGTTAGCCTACTTTCTTTGGTGATGCTGCTACATTCTTCGTAGTATTACCACCGGTTGGAAAATTTAGTGTACCTTTTGGTATATTGCTAATTGCTGAGAGCCCGGCGGTTGTAGCCGAATCAATTAAGTCACCAGTGACAACGTCTCTTAAGTTATCAATACTGCCGAATGTTCTGCCAGACGCGCCAGCTTTCTGAATTGCGCCAGCAATGTTGCCGTTCGCTAAGTCTGTGCTAATCGCACTTAAAGTATCAGTGATGCCGCCTTGTCCAAATAATGATGCAGTACTGCCTGGGCCTAATGCGCCTGGCGTTGTATCGTAACGTCCAGGATGATTGTGTCCGAAACCGTCCACATTATCGCCACCTGGGCCAACTGTCTCGTTGTCCGAATACTTAACTGCTTCGTACTGTAATGTTACAGAGTGCTCCATTACACCATTTGATTCTGCATAATCATATGTATCGTGATTCCACGCTGTTATAACAGGATTAATTAACGTGTACGCAATATATCCTCCGCGGTTGAAACCATAAATCTTTATATCTTTAAAGAACGCAGGCTTGCGGTTACCGTCTGAGAATTGCGAAGTAATTGTTTTACCCCACCCAGCTTGTTGTCCTACTCTATCTCTATTGTAAAGATCTCTATCACCGTACGTTGCTTTTCCATTTGGTCCTGGAGCGGTCTGAATACCTTCATTATAATCGTACTTTGAATCTGCAAAATGATACTGGTAGTAGCTGTTCCACATGTCAAGTACATTGCCTTCGCCATCGTCGTGTAATTTTATTGTAATAGGTTCGTACATAATCTTATTATGCACTAAACGTTTTCTATTATATTGAATGTACTCTTCGGTATCTAATTTAAACGAAGGAAGCTGTACGCTTTTAACTAATGCGCCAACTAGTCCTTTGTCTGTTGAAGATTTAAGTAATGATGGATCTGAGAGATTAAAGTAAACGTGGAATAGGAACTTTTGCTTAGGTGCTAGTGCTAACCCGTTTGGGCGCATTAGCTTTGAAGCATGTGCATAATCCTTTTGGTAATCAGTGCCAAAGAAGCCATCTCCGACTTGATTTAACAAGTCGGATCCGGATTTCGCGCCTAATAGTTTACTTAACTTGTCTAAGCCGCTCATGGGCTATTAACCTGTTACGTTATTGCCTAACGTACGACCAACGTCTGTACCAATACCACTGCCTAGTGGTGTCTGTACTGCATTATCAATCGATATTGTTACTCCTAGCATAACTGGGTCGTTTGATGCATAATCTACAGTGCCGTAATCAACGCCTAATAGGTAGCAACCGTACATTTCCCAAGTCTCTAAGACTGTTGGTTCGTGTGCGCCGTTGCCGCCGTCTAGCATTTCTAAACGTGTAGTAAATTTGTAATCGATACCTGAAGCTGCTGAAGCCTGCTCCATGAAATCAAATTGCTTCTGCATCTGTTCGCCAAGTAACTTAGCAACTGAACCGGAAGCATCATCACGAATTCAGCCCAACTTGGTTTTCCTGCTAATTTAACTTTGGAGTTATATACATCAATTACAATTGGCTCGAACGTTGGATTTGGACGTTTAAAATCCTTAACCTGTTTCGTCAATTCTGTACGTGGTGTAGATACGCCCAAGTTTTCAAATACCACTCTAAAGCGATACGAAAGTTTTGGCATTAACAAGCCCTGGCTTGTTGCGCTTTGATCACTCGCTAATGGAGTGGTCATTTTTGTTAAGGATGAAACTGACATTATTTGTCTCCTGTTATATATTTCTTATTGTTATTTATCATTTTGTCATCGTGAAAAAACCGCCATAAAAAAGCGGCCCGAAGACCGCTCTTAAATTAAGCTAAGAAGCTATTATCCGCCGCTAATTTCACCTGTGTTCTTAATTCTAACTGGAACATAAATAAATTCGCCTGCTTTTACAGGTTCTATTGCGATATCAACCCAAAGTTCGTTTCGATCAATACGTACTGGTGTGTTATTACTCTTATCACACACTACCAAGTAATCATAGATGCCACGTTTTGCAATTAAATCGTTAAGCATACGTTCCATCTGACCTTTGATTTCATCACGTGTTAACTTATCGTTTGGTTCAAATACAAACTGCTTACCAAGTGCATCAGCTTGTATACGAATATGTGAAACTAAACGTGATACGTTAATACGATCAAGTGCTGTACCTGGTTTGGTAGTCTTGTTACCGTAGTTAACAATGCCTGCTCCTGGAACGAATGTAATTGGGTTAACATTATTAGTGTATAACACATCACGCACACCTTCGCGTGTTGACATTTGCTGGAACTCACCTGTTAGTGCGTCGATATAACCAATGGCGTTAACGTTATCGACTTGACCACGTCTAATGCCTGCTGGTGCTAACCAAGGATATGACTGCTCGTCACTATGTATAATAGTACGTAGCATCATGTGACTTGGTGGAACAATAATTGATGTACCAGTTAAGTCATTTGTTCTACCGGAAGGATAAAACACACCCATGTATTCGTCATTTGCTGCTAGACCATCATTAGTTGGAACGCCTAAGCCGTCACCGTTAGATGCCCATTCTGCAATCTCTGATCCTGTATTTGGTAAACGCATTGGTGAGTCACCAACTATAAACGAAGTGTTAGCACGTTCATTGTTTAATGCAACCATGTTAGGAATAAGTTCTGGATATCCTGGTGCTGCCATTAAGTTAAACAGACGTTGTTCTTCACGTATGTCTGAGTTAGTATCAACCGCTGCTTTCATAGCCTGTACAACTAATGATCGTTGTGCTAAACGTCCGAAGTTTGCGCTTCCATCTTCTTTAAGTCCTGATACTGTTACCCACGAATTTGTTTCTGTTGCGCTGGCTAACAACCAATCAGTTAGATCGAAATCATCTGCATTAAAGTAATTAACGCGGAATTCTTTAACGTTGTAACCGCCACGTCGTGTGTTCCACAGTATCATACCGTCTGGGTATAAAGCTGCTTCTGGTGCATCTGGATCTAGCCAATCACTTGCTAGTAAATCAGTAATTAACGGTATGTCACCAGTAACTGGATCTGTTGTACCATCTAAGTCCCAACGTGCATCGGCAAATAGAACACCGTCTGTTGATGTTTGATCTGCATTATCAATAAGCACCCATCCATCTACGGCATTTGCATCTTCTTGCCATCTACGAATGATTGCATAATTTTCTAAATCGCTTGTATCAATCCATAAGTCGCCATGTGCAAGTGCTGTAGCACCGTCTGACTGGAACTCAGGAGCTGTTGCAGAAATAAGTGGACCATTTGCATCTGTTAACGTTAAGTTATGTCCGCGAAGATCGCTTGTTACTGTACGATAACCTTTCCATTCATTCGCATCATGAATCATGATATCAACTTCATCAATGGCTGGATAGTACCAACGGGTACCATTTAATGGATCTTGTCCAGGAACTACAGTGTCTGCGGTATAAGTTAATGTATTCCAGTTACTTAATACTAACTGGCCGTTATTTGTACGAACATTTGTTAACGTATCAGCAATGCCTGCGGCAGCTATTGCGCCATCAGTATCTGTAATAACTACTACGCCACCGCCTGTGTGTGTAATGTTAACAAGACCGCCTGCGGTAACACTTGATGTTACATTTGGAATGTTAGCTGCAAGAATCTTATCTGCCATGTTTTCTGCTGTAGTGCTATCTAGTGTAATAACGTACGGTCCTAATAGTGTAACGCTGTTAGTTGCACTTGCCCACATTGTAAATGCTTCAGTTCCTGCAAATGTTGGTACTAATGTACCTGTAATTGAAGTTTCGCCTACTGCTCGTTCAAATATCTTAAATGTGCCAGTATTATCTGCGTTTAAATCATATTGTACATAAGTGTCGCCACCTGCAATTGATTTACCGCCAGTACCTGGATCTAAAAACTTGTTAGCTGTTTCATCGTTTTCATACAATGGAGCAGATTGTGCAACAAATGAATCTGCTGCTGAATCATAACGTTTAACTACAATGTCTGCGCCTTCATTAACTGCGGTTGTCTTCTGCCATACGGAACATTAGTATGAGTAGCATGTGTTAATACTGGAGTATTAAACGTCCCTGCTGTAAGACCAATTTCAGTTAATAAAACACCCGTATCGACGCCTACGGCTATTAATAATGTTGCGTTTGTTGAATAAATTTCAAGTCTGCCGTTAACCACATCAGATGTTACTCCACTAATGCCTGCTGAAAGAATATATCCATTCACGTCTTCAATAGTTGTACCTACTGTTAATGTAACCTGCGTACCGTCAATATATAAATCACCAGCAACTGTTAATACCGGATCGGATATTGTACTAATTACGGTTGGAATGCTTCCCATCCATGCTGTTGTACCAATTTGCACCCATGCATTTTTTGGATTTTTCCAGTAAACCGGGTTATTAAGATTGGTTGTAACAATTGCGTAAGAATTAATTGCGCCAATGCTTGCTAACGGAACACCGCCTGGTGTAACTGTTTCTGAATCGTCTGTAATTAAAATTGGATCAGTTACTGTGAACGTATTCTGTGTTGAGTTCCAAACAAAGAAACCATATGCTGATTCAGTTAAATCAAACCAGTAAGCACCATTATTTGGATCGCCCTTTGGACGAACTAATGAAGCTTCTAATTCTGACATGTCAACGTCAACGCGCTGAATGTATGCTCTGTTAGTGGCACCTAGTACTGAGTACGCTGCCATTAACCCATATTCGTTTAGTTCGTAACCGTGAAGTGCGTTGCCGCCGCTTGTTTTATAAAACGTTGGGTTACCGAACGTGTTCACCAGTTCACGCTGGCTTGTAATTAAGTAGATGTTGTCTACTGCTGATTCTTGTGTACCTGGTGCAATTCCTGAGCCTGCTGGGTTCAATTTATCTTCCGCAGTAGCTATCAAGATGTACGGTACTGTATTCTGTCCTGCTGAAGTGTACTGACTTTCATCTATAATCGTAACTTCAACGCCTGGTGATACAAGTGCCATTTTTAAAATCTCCTATTAATGTAATGTATAAAATCTGTTACATCTATTTATTTGAATTGCCGAAATAGTGGTGGTTAACGGAGGGAGATTTGTCTTTTAAAGGGTCCGATAAAGAACCGACTGCTAAATAAAGGTATGACGCGGCCAATATGTATACAATGTCAACAAAGACATGCAGGAATCAACTATAAACGTAACGGTAAAACGTATTATAGGAAGAAGTGTGACACTTGTATTCGTAGTAGTCACAATATTAAACCTGCTAAGCCAAATTGGACTAAGACCGGTTATAAGAAAAAAATGATTTGTGACAAATGCCACTTCAAAGCCAGATGGGCAAAGCAGATTATTGTTTATTATGTAGACGGGTTTAAAATCTATATGTTTAAATTGCTCAGTCTCTGTTGAAAAACAAGATATGCCTTGGGTTAAGGACTTAGGTCTGAACGCTGATAATTAGAACTTAGTAATGCCTAACTGCTTCAAGGACGCCTGTAACAAATCAATTTGGTTAACACAATCAGCTAACGCATTATGGTTGTTGTCTAGCTTAGGTGCTTTGGTAATTTTATATATTGTACGTGCATCCATTACCTGCCAGTACTTCCATGGCACATTAATACCGTACTGTGCCATTGCATCTTCAAGTATTACCATATCAAATGTTGTGCCGTTAGCCCAGATACGCTTATGCTTCCATGCAAGTTTTGATAATTCTTCAAGTGCTGTTTTAATATCAACTCTATCATCACCATCACCAAGTGCTTCTTCTTGTGCGTCTGCGGCTTGCTTGCCCCACCATTCAACCGTACCGTCGTCTACTGTGCGGTCTTCTTGTGAGTCAATTGATAGGCGTTTGTAATATGTTGCTTCTGTGAACTTGCTGCTAAACGGGTCAAAGCCCTGTGCGCCTATTGTTAGTATAGTTGATGTAGGTCGTACATCAAGTGTTTCAATATCTATCATCAAATCTGACATGCTTAATCCTCTTTTTTACCTGGAAACTCGATTACATTATCGGGAGTCTCCAAAACAATTTCTTCTGTTATTGGTCCGTTCTTATATATCAGGTAGTAGTTAAGCATGATGGTGTGTGCTTCGGCGAGGTCGTGTACTGCGGTCATGATTTCATCCTCAGGAAGAGGAATATCCATTTTTAGTAATTCGAGTAAGCCTTCTAAGCGTCTGCGGGCATCGTGTAATTTAACTTCTACATCTTTAAGTGTGTAGTCGCCATGTTCTGCTGTCATTCCAGGATTATAATAGAAAAACGCAGACCTGTCGACCTGCGTTTTGCCAATTTAAAATTGTTTATTTCTTAAAGGCTGGTTCTAAATAAAAGATATGGTCGTCAATTTTAGCGACAAGGGTAAGTTTACTTGCCCAGGGTGGGTTAACATAAGTTGCATGATAGTGGTCAGCACCATTTGTAAAGTCGCTAATGCCGCCTGCAAGTAACGCTGATGCTACTCTGACAGCTTCTTGGTATGCTTCGTTTTCAATAGGAGCATCCGACTTACCGTCAAGTGTCCAAGAAAACTGTGCAACCCATTTGGCTTCTGCCATACTACTTCACAGATTGAATTAGGAAAGTTTTTACTATTAACACGGTTCAGTGTAACTAGGCCAACTGCAATACGACCTTGCAAATCTTGGTCACGGGATTCAAAATAAAGGTTTCTAGACATACAACGAAGTTCTTTATCGTAATCCTTATGTATGCTTGTAGGCATATCATATCCAGGATATTCAGGATATTTAGTTTTGGCTAACTTAAAGTCAGTAACAGGATAAGGTACTATTTTAATAGGGCCAACTACCTCTACA